GTACAACACTATTACCTAAAGCCATAAGGCGCTCTCTACGACTTCCCCCATCCGTCCAGCTAATAGGATAACCCATAAGCCATTCTACCCAATCGGGGTTTAATCTCTCATCTTTTAGCCTCGGTACTTCTAAAGGCTCTTCCCCCCATTGCTTAACTCCTCGGCCGCAATAGTACATGCCAACCTGCTCTTGTGAGCATATTGAGCTAATTTTTTCAAATCCCCCACATCTTTGTAATCTCTGGCAGTCGGGGTCGGTAGCATTTTTACAACTGTCTCCAGGTGTGGACTCTGTCTTCTCCTTTCCGATGGACAATCCGACTTTGCAGAGGCAAGCGGGGTGGGCAATAATCCATATTCTATCCCGTCTGTGAGGTGCACCAAAGGCGGAAGCCGGTATGCAATGCCATTCTGCATTATACCCGATCTCCCATAAATCTTGCAGGACGCTGATAAGTCCCGTGCTACGAAGGTTTGCCACGTTTTCGATAATTGCATATTTGGGTCTGATGTCATTTATTAACCTCGCAAATTCTTTCCATAGTCCTGAACGTTTAGCCTCTATTCCTTTCTGCTTGCCTGCTACCGATATATCCTGACAGGGAAAGCCCCCAGCAATCACGTCTATTCTTGGCAGAGCTTTTAAGTCTTCCTTATGTATAGTGGTAATATCAGAAAATATAGGTACGGATGGCCAATGTTTTTTTAATATTTTTTGGCAGAATGGGTTAATCTCACAAAAGGCAACAGTCTGCATGCTTGCAGCTTCCAATCCTATTGAGAAACCGCCTATTCCTGAGAAAATATCTAGAACATTTAACACTTTAGCTTACTACTTTATGCTCATTCTTTAGCTAAAGTAATTATACCATAGGCTTTGGCTATTCTGATTTTCTCATGATTTTTTACAAATATCGTGATGATAAACTTCAGGCTCTCTAGGACGCAACTTTTCTCTTTCCTTGCGAACTTTTACTAACTCTCTGTACCGAGCGGATGCAGAAGATTGATGTTGCGTTTCAGCACTTTGTATTTCTCTACGCTCTTCTACCGAAAGTGGCTTGTAATAATTTATTCTTCTAGTGTCGTTAATATATCTTCCTGATGACATAATTATTTCTTCATATTTTTTTCTAACAAATCCAATTTTTGTAGGGTTTGATCTAGTTCTATTGCAAATGCCTTGGCCTCATCTATACTCATCTGCTCTGATACCACTCTATCTTCTTGAGCGCGGCTTTCTATGTTCATTTTGGTTAATGCTAAACTTCCTATCTGTTGCATCTGAATAAAATCTATTTTACCTTCTTTAAGTGCATTAAAACCAACATTAAGTATTTCTGCAGGCGTTTGTTCTTCAGAAAACGTCAAATAAACTGGTTGATTATCATTTTTATATTTATTGTCCCATCCCCCTTGTGTCCTAAGGTAAAAGGTAATTGCATTCAATTTATTCGCAGTGTTTTCCTTTTCCCGAATAAACCCCATAAGCATACTACCAACAAAGCTACAGGCTTTTGCCACCCCCCTGTTGTAGGCTTCAGATACTTCAGGTTGCCGTTTTTTAATTTCGTGAAAGGTGGTCTCTGAAAAACCAAAATATCCAGCAATTCTATTTATTGGTAAGTAAGCTGCTAATGCTTCTACTTGAGCTATTTGAGCTTCATCCAATTTTATTTTTTTCCTCATTCAATAATACAGCTTTTTTATTAGTTTCTTTTTCCCACCTCTTTATTATAACATCAACATAAGGTGGGGATAATTCCATCATGTAACAATTACGCTTTGACCGCTCACATGCAATTAACGTAGTACCGCTACCGCCAAACGGATCGTATACGCTCTCACCTGACGCCGAGTTATTAAGTATAGGCCGAAGCATGCATTCAAGAGGCTTTTGCGTGCCGTGTCCCCATTTTTCTTCTGTATTACTATTTCCAAAGGGGTTATTATTGGCAATTTCCCATACGGTAGATTGATCACGTTTACCCTGCCAGTTATGTTTCTTACCTTTCCGTACAGCATACCACAAAGGTTCGTGTTGATTTTGATAATCGCCTCTTCCAAAAACTATTCGATTCTTAGCCCAAAATATAAGGCTAATTAATTCAAAGCCACTATTCTCTATATTTTTAGCAAATTTATGAGTATACTTAGCACTATGCCAGATATAAGCAATATCACCGGTAAATAACGCATAAGCATCAGACCAGTCATATCTATCATCATTTAAAACTGTATTTTTAGAACGCTTCCCAACTCCTAAATCACGCCCCTCCCGCCACTCAGGCTCATAATTGACCCCATACGGCGGATCAGTTACCATTAAAATCGGTTTTACTCCATCCATTAGTTTTTCAACATGCTGCGGATTAGTACTATCACCACACATTAAACGATGAGACCCAAGCAAGTAAATATCACCTAACTTGGAAGTAGCTTCTTCTGGTAGTTCTATTTCCTCATCTTCTTCTAGTTCTTCTAATATGGCTTTATCAAATATAGGCGTGAGCATTTCCTTATCCATACCAAAAGATAATAGCTCCTCCATATCAAATCGCTCGGTTAGCACATCAAAGTCATATTCACCGAACACTAGATTATCTCTAATATTTAGCCTGTCTATTTCTGCAGGTAGTAGTTTTCTACTGGGCATTAACACTTCAATTTCAGTCTCATCATCATAACCAGCCATATATAAAGCCTTTTTACGCTGGTGGCCGCCGATAATAGTGTAATCGTTATCTACTATTATTCTCTGATGATACCCGTCCTCCTTTATATGAGCAGCTAGTTTATCCAGCATTTCCTTAGTTATTTTTCTTGGGTTATTAGGATATTCTTTTAAGCAGGCCAGTTTAATATTAGTAGCCTGCCATGTTATAGTTTCATGATTAGTTTGATGATTCATTTTCATACTCCTTAATTAACCTACTCATAAACCCTTCTGGACAATCAGTAATGACTTGTTGTATTGCTACTTGGCTAAGAGTATCTAAAACCTTAAGAGTTGCTTTGTTATTGTTTTCCAACAATCGAGACAATACTTCTAAAAATATACCATCATTACTTCTTTCATTGATTAACCACAAAAGGTCATTTTTAAACTCATTATTAATATGGGATTGTAAATAATGCTCTATAACAATTTCTTCACATTTGGCTTTAGCCATAGTACCTCTCATATAGTTTAGCAATTTTTTTATCTTTTGGAGCTTCTAGCCTAATTATGTGTTTACCTTGATTCACAGTTAATTCTAAATCCTCAACCGACTCAGATAATGCCGTTAAGTTTCGTGTTACTAGTTTCTTGTGTTTGTCTATATTAGATACACAAGCTAAGAAATTCTCTTTTTGCCCAAGGTAGCTATTTAAAAGTGCATGACGGATTCCCGTTAAATCTTTACTCGTATTAAGGTCTTCTAACTCATTATAAATACCGCTAACATACTTCTGAATAACAGCTACTCCGCTACCTTTTATTTTCAAATGAACTATCCGCTTATCTTCTTCCGATTGCTTTGCTTGTTTAATTTCGGTATAGACCTTGTTAATACTAGACTTACCTTCTGCAACTTTGGCTTTTTGTTCTTCTGTTCCTTTGCGTTGAATAGCATCGTACTGGAATGCTGTAGTATGGCTTACTCCTGCTTTCTGGGCAATAATGTCTAGAGTCTTGCTATTTTCTGTCTCACTCCGTGGGGTTAGCGCTAACCTATCGGTAGACTGGCTTAGTTCTGCACTTTCTTCTTGCTTAGAAAATTGTTTTAAAGCGGATAATTGCCTCTCTCTTGCCTTCTTTGCTTCAAACTCCTTGAGCTTATAGGCAAGAGCAACCCTGATTTCCGTAGGCAAATTCCTTCTACTAAACTGGTTATTAATCATCCAGAGCTTTACGTCCAGCTCGGTTTCCAGCTCTGTCTTTTCTATTATGTTAAAGCTTATGTTGTGCTTAATACAGATAGCATACCTATGGTGTCCGTCTATTATAGTATTATTCCATATTATTAATGGATTGAGACAACCATCATTAAGCAAACTCTGCTCTAATCTATCTAACTCATCACTGGATAACGGAGGAATAAGCCGTGCAAATTCTTCGTTAATAATAAAATCTGTATTCATCGTGCTTGCCATTCTTCTCTTACTATTTCCATTAGGCTACTCGTGCAAATTCCCCGTGTAATTTTCTAGCTGCCTTGCAGTATGCTTTGTAGGCTTCTTCGGAAGTGTAGAAAGAACCTAGATAGTAATACTTTTTATTTTTTTTAATTTGAGCTATGTACTTATTTTTTTTCTTGTGTAAATAAACCCCTTTATAACCCGAGCTATTGCTTTTTGGTCTTTTAGCAGAACATTTAACTTGAGAGATAGTAGCTGCCCTTAAATTTTCTATTCGAGTATTTTGAGAATTATTGTCAATGTAAGATATCTTTTCGGGTAAATAACCATGAAACATTAGAAATATTAATCGTGATACATTATATAATTTTTGTTTAGAGGGAATGTAAAGATAATAATAACCAGCAGTATTTAGATAAAAATGAGCTTTATCACCTTTTTTACTTTTATTACCTTGATCAACCTTCCAATAAAGCTCTCCATCTCTATATTCAAATAACCTTTTAACCTTAGCTTGCGTCAATGTGGATTTAACTTTTTTGACTTCCTCTTCTACGGCTTGGAGTTTTACGGGTTTGGGCTTTTTAGTAGTTTTGGTTCGTTCTACCGGTAGGACTAGATGAGCAGGTACTTGCTCCTTATCTAAAGTGGTTTGAAGAGTTTTAATAGTCTCTTTTAGCTCATAAACACCGAACTCTAAATCAATAACTCTAGCAAGAGTAGGGTCTATTTGTGGTTTTTGTTTAACTTTCTGATATCTCTCGTAAGACATACCAAAGGCATTAGCTGCTATTTTTTCTGCTTTACTTAATTCTGCTGATTCTAAGTGTATTCCATGAACTTCTAGAGCTGTTGTTATTTTATTTTTAAAATCTTCGTAATCCTTGCGGAAATTCTTGATTTCTTTTATTCCTCTAAAAAATGTGATCATATTATTTTTCTTGATTATTTTTTTC